TCTCAGTTTTCTAAAATCTTTCATAGTCCGTCACGAACCTCTTTCATAATGTTAATTATATCAGTCTCTGTAAGTTTATCCGACATGCCATTTTTAAATTCAGCAATGTTCGCTTGATGAGCTGCCAGTCTCATTTTAGTAGCAGACATACCCTCAGCACCTGCTGCTTTCTTGTCTCTCTTTCCCGCATTAACAAAATCAATATTCCTATAAGTATATTCCTTGTTATTATAAGTAGTAACCATTTTTACATAAGCATTATACTGATCATCACCTGCCACGAGAACAATGTCATCATATTCTGCCTGATATTTCTGAAACAACTGAATGATTGTTTTTATACTAGTATCATAGATGATGTTGTTTCTATATTGTGGAAACATTTTAGACAACCAAAAATGTTTCCTGTCAGCAGGAAGAGGATTTGATTTAAATCCATTGTCATCTTTCTTTCCGCCAAAACTATGAGTTGGATAGATGAAGAAGGGATCTCCAGCAGCAGTTGCTTTGGTGATATCCATCAACTTTTGATGTCCAATTGTTGGAGGATTAAATCTTCCCCAGGCAACTACTACTCTCTTCATTTCTTAGACCACTTCTTCATTTCGTTGAAGTTTCTCTGACTGAATCCACCAAGACGTTGAACAATTTTCACTGCTCTGGTTGACTCTTTGACTACAACATATCCTTCTTGATCACCAATTTCGTAAGTTCCATCTTCATTATAGTAGAACGTCTTGAAACGTTCACCCTTCTCAAACTTAGGAATGAATATAGACTTGGTGTTTTGGATACTATTATATATCCCAACCATTGCAATGAATTCATTCTTATTGTCGTGAATGTATTCGTACCCCTCATAGAACTTCATCTTCCACTGAGCAATTGCCTTGTCTTGCTTCAGTTCCCCAATCTTTTTACGATACTTTTCCTCGTAATAATTGCAGTAGTCATCAAAGAATTTACTAGCACTGTTGACTACCTGACCTTCCCTAACTCTAGCATTAAAATACTGCTTAATAAAGTATGAATGTCCCCATGAATTGTCGTAGTCAGAAGCGATCTCATCCAAGAACTTAGAACATTTACGAAGAAGATTGTTGGAAGCAGTTTTAGCACGATGCAGTCTCAGTTTTTCACTTGTAGTAAGCATCACATCACTACCCAACTGAGATGTGAATGGACTAATAATCAAACATTTTTTCGTAGAAAGATCTGACGCATCAAATCCAAAATTTACAGACAAATCAGCAACTGTTTTAGCAGTTCCTTTTGGATACTTGGCATGAATTACAAGACATACATCACATGACTTTGCATATTCATAGAGGTCGTCATGATCAGGGATGCAATATGCAATCAACTGTGGTTTAAAGAGAACACAGTTTTCTCCCATGACTCTCTTGAGTTGCCTAGTGCCAGAGTGAAATAAGAAATCACCTTGTACTACATCGGTAAGTTTCCCAGAATCATACAGTGGTTTCATTCCATTAAACACTGCTTTAAATACCTGTGCCAAATCGGCACGACTCTCACCCTGCTCAATTTCTTTAATAGATTTGAAGAGTACGGGTTTTTTATTAAAGAGACCTTTCTTTGCTACAAAAAACTCACCGTCAGCAGGATCGGGACCACAAAAAATAGCTGGGGCACCGTCCCATTTTGTAGAAATATTTCTGTTCGCAGTAGGAGCTGACGTAAATGTCTTGATCAAGTCATCAATATATCCAAATGCTTCGGCAACTCCGCTGGATCCCATCATCAACATGAGGTCTTCGGCGTGCTCTAGGTGGAGGTTCTTACTCATGTGCCTATGCTTCCCTTACAATATACTGCCCCTGCCTGTTTTTCTCAACCCAGTGTGTGACAGTTCTACCACCGCCTGGGAAGATAGAGAAACGTGCTCCCTGAATGCCACCATCAGTCTTGCCGCCCTTGTCTGCTCTACCAACTCCTTTCAAAATATTTTCGGTAGATGCTTTTTTAATACACATCAATACTGGTTCATAATCACCAGTCATTTCTACACCAAACTTTATAAGGTGTCCAGACATATCAAGAGTGGAGTGAGTTTTACTGTAATTAATAATTGGATTTCCCTGCAAAACTACATTGCACTTCTCTGGTCCAAAACTAGTTTGAGAATGGTTAGGTCCATAGACAGCATATCTTCGCAAGTTTGAATGTGTAGGACCATCAATCTTCATTCCGAAGGTAGTAGCACCCATCTGAGTAAAATCCCAGATCTTTCCTCTACCCACAACTTGGTGCATGTAATCAACAAATTCCTTTACCGTATTATTCTTGGAATATAACTGAGTTACACCACCCCACTGACCAAAATCACTTGCTTTAGATCCTTTCTTATGAGATGCCCAGCAAACTTCTACTAGTTGCCTATTTTTAAGAGAGACAAATGCCAAGTCTGCTTTACCTGTGCCAGATACTTTATTGACACCAATAATATTTTCAAAGACTGTACCTCCAATGTCCATGTTCAATCCTCTATCACCATTAGCACCAGCAACTTCTTCCAGTTGCTGATTAAAAGAAGAAATGAAATCTGCTTCTCCATCCTCAGTTGCTGTAGGATAATTCAAGGTATATGAAATACCCAGTTCATTCACCATGAATCCAAGTTTACCCCAGTAAATACTCCTAACTGTTCCTGATGGTGGTTTACCTCCAAAGTCTTTGTCTTTCAAAACTCTGCCGCTATTGATAGAACTGGCAGTATTTTTTGTCCTTGATGTATAGAAGTTAACTCTTACAGGAGCATCTAGCAGATTGGATTTATCATTTAGACTTGTCGCTTCTTCAATACCTTCCTTAAATTTTTTATACGAAGAAAATCTTTTTGGTTCAAAGTCAATGAAAGCATTATCTACTTTTTTCCACGATGCTCCATTTTTTGCTGGAATATTAAATCCAATCTTGGTGAAGTAAATGTGAACACCATCTTCCGACTCCTTGTTCTTGTCTAAAAGAATGAATGGTTTGTCATTTTTCATTCTCTCATAGCAAGATCGCAAACACTGATCATAGCGTTTGCTAAAATGACTCCACGTAAGTCCTTGTCCAGCCATAAAAAATCCTCCCGTCTAATTATTTAGAGGGGAGGTTATTCAGATATTCTTTTTCGTTTTGATAGGGATGTTTTTGTTCGGTCCAGATCTCATAACCTTCTACGAGATCTGGGATCAACCACTGATCTACCCGATAGCAATACTTCCAGTTGACAGGTTGAATGCAGTTCATCACAACCACTTGGAAGAATGCTACTAGGTGGATCCAGAGACTATACACCGTACTTTGTCCACAACTTACGAATGTTCTGGGTGATAGGCATACCACTGGAATATGTTTCCAACAGGTTACCATCTCCATCAGTGATAATCAGGACAGGAGTGGCAGTCACACCATACTTTTTAGCAATGGCAAGATTCTCTTCTGGGATAGGTTCATCACTGAAGTCTTCTAGTTGGACTTCCTGAATGAGTTTGGTACGCTCATCTTTGAGAGCATTGAAGTAACGCTTCACCAGACCACAAGGACCACAGGAGTCCTTAGTGAATAGGATAAAATTTACTTCAGAGAGCAGTCGTTGTTCAGTCATCTTCCTTTTTCTTATTAAATCCGAATGGGGCAAGTTTGTCTTCTAGTGCGAGTTTTAGAGCAACTCCACCAATCGCTTCCATGACCTTGAGGACTTGCTCTGGTTTAGCATCCTCCCCAAGTTCTTTAGCGATGTACCAATACTTAGGCCAAAACTCTTCACCTGCCTTCTGATAATCTTCTAGCGTAAGAGTCTTCATCGGTCACCTGCTGCGCGAACTTCAGAACGACGGATCTCAAACGAACCACCAGGATAACGCTTCTCAAGTTTCTTCACGTTTGTCTCAATGACTTCATCAAAGCTGACGCCCAGAGCCATTGTTGCCTGAGCGACATACCATAGAATATCACCCAACTCAATGATAAGATGCTCACGGTTATCATCGTTCCACGGTTTTCCTTGGAAGACCATCTTCTTAATGATTTCCAGAAACTCACCACCTTCAGCATTAATCCCAACACCAGCAGTAAGGAGACGCTCAATATTGGCACCCTCACGATCCAACTCGCCAATACGATCAGCAAAGTCAACAAAGTTTGTTGAGCAGTCAGAAGTAACTGCCGAGACAAACTCTTCATAACGGTTAAAATCAATCATACGTTCCATTCAGCAAATTTAGATAGACGGTTTTGTGTTTCTGCAAATTGGGAGAACTCCTCACCAGGGTCTTCCGAGTTAATGTTGATGACTGATGCGTCATCAGCAACATCATACAGCTTCATTTTGGATCTGTCAATTCCCACCATGAATTTTCGTGAGGTAACGAGATCTGAGTATCGGTTCTTAAGTTGTTTGACCATGATGCGACCCTGTTGTTCCAACTCCTCAGTAGAAATAAGAGCGAACATAAAATCAGCAGTGGCAGGAAGACCAAAAGACTCAGAAGTATCGGTAAGATCTGGATCGCTATTGCCAAAACCACTACGAGTGGTCTGAGTAGCACTAACAATAGGAACCCCACATTCCACAGCAAGACCCCGAAGCTCCTCAGCAATCGCTTTAACATACGTGTAACTGTTGACAATCGCACCTTTGTACCTCACACTTGCACAGATATTAAGATAGTCCACGAAGATGATATCAGGTTTGAAATCTTTCTTCAACTTGAGATCGCTAAGCAGTGCCTTAAAGTGACCAGCGTGTGCTGATGCAGTGGGATACTCTTTGATGATAAGTTTACCACGAGTTTTACGAGCGATCTCATTGACCTTACTGGTGAAGATCATCTCGGGTAAATCTACAATGTCTTTGACAGGGACATTCAGAAGGTTTGCGTCAATTCGCTCAGCAATCTTTTCCTCTGCCATTTCACATGTAATGTAGAGTACGTTGTACCCCTGTGTGAGCGCGGCACCAGCGCAATGGCACATGAATAGAGACTTCCCGACACCCGTACCAGCAAGAGCGACATTGAGAGTCTTGTTACTGAGACCACCTTTGGTAATGAAGTTAAACTTTTCCAGATCAAAGGGGACTTTCTCTTCAACTCGGTGGTAGAAATCATAACGTTCTTCTGCTTGCTCTGTGTAACTGTGTCCTATGTGTTCGTCAAACGATACTGCCAGGGCCTCTTGGAGTATGCCTGGGATCGCATCCTTTGATATTTTCTTATCGCCTCCATCTGCGATCTTGATAGACCGCATGAGGGCAAGGTAGATTGCTCTGTCTTGACACCACTTTTCTGTGGCGTCAAGGAGCCATTCGTAGTCAACCCACTCGTCTGTGAGTCCACGTACCGTCTGTACCGAATCTTGAAACGCATCATCGGTAAGGTCGTTACGATTCTGAAGATTAATCGTAAGGACTTCTTGAGTAGGAACTTTGTCATACTTACTAGCGAAGTCAGCGATCTCTTCAAAGATAATCTTTTCATG